TAAACTAATAATTGCTTATGTCAAGCTGCAAGAGAAACTCCTGTTTGAAGTTGTCTCTCTGCAATACATTGGTCAATTAAACTAGAATTAACAGAACTTAAAGCTAATGCTGTTCCAGTTCCTACAATTTTAGAACGACAGTGTTCAAATGCAGGGTCTTTTTCAACAAGCTGTTCTAAAGTTTTACTTGTTCTAATAAGTTCAGCATATGCTTTAAACATATTTTTCATTTCATCTGCTTGTTTATGCCATTTTAAATGTATTCTCTCTAAAGCATCTTTCCAAGTAAATAAAAGTCTAAATTCTTCTGGTGTCACTAATATTGCTCTTTCATAACAAGAATAATCTGTACGAGGTGTAGTAGCAGAAAAAGATAAATCATTATCGTCAAAGAATTTGTTACCATATTCTTTTATAGAATTTTCTAAATCTCTATATTCTCCTGTCCAAGAATTTATTCTTTTACCATTATAGTCTTTAGATATGCCATCAACTTTATTCCAATCACTTAAAAATAAATACTTCATAACATCAATACCATCTGCAACCATTTCTTCATAGTAAATAGCAATAATATCTTCTATTGATAAACTTCCTATTTCTTTATCAGATGAGCCATAACGATAGCTTCTACCATATCCTTCACAATGAAAGTTAGCATAGATATCTTTATTTCTATCTCTCGTTACATTCCCATTTTCATCTTTTTCATCTCTATCCGTAAACCAAAAACAAGATTCACTTCTTGTTGCATCATATTTTGATAATACTTCCATATCTTTTTGTGGGTACAAAGATTCTAATTTATTTTTTACAAACTCTTTTATTTTAGGGATAATACTTTTGAACTCTTCAATTTCTACATCTCTAGCAACTTTCCATTTACTTGGCATAGCTGAAACTAATGTTTGTGAATATGCATAACAGATTGGTCTGCTATGAGTTTGATTTAATAATACTTTTTTAGTCATAGTTTTTTTTCTCCATTAGGGTGTTAATTATTATTTACTTATAAACTTTTTTTTTCTTAGGTCAAATCAATGTTTGTGATAACTGACATTCTTTACCTCCTTACTCCAACAAGCACGACAATCTCTACATTCATTATCTTGAAATCGTGAAGGACAATCGTGACCTATTGGCTTTTGTTTATGATGAACTGTTGATGTAAATTCAAAGTTCAATGGCTTTCCATCAAGCATTGGGCTAGATACTCTAACAGTTAAATTATCTGGAAACTTTTTATATATTTTTAAATAGTCTGAGACAACTTTTACCTCTCGTGTTGGAAGCCAATGAGTGATAGTAGGTGTAGCTTGACATATCATTACAATTTTTTCTAACATAGATATATCTGCTAAATCACCAGAATCAAACCAACGAAAATGTCCAGACTTTTTTGAATGCTTATTTATCATATAAGTCATAGCCTCGAC